TTGCCGTGGTTGCGATGGTCAGAAGTTCGTCGTATGTAGCCATGTCGTCCCCTTACGATTGCGTGATCGTCAGCAGATCAGTACCAGCGCCGCCCCAATCAATCGTGACGCCACCAGCGACCAGCGACAGCGTGCCAGCGCTGGACAGCTCCACAAACCCAAGCGCCCGCTTGTTCGCGTCCGTGTCGTTGTAGATGATCCCGTAGGCACCGGTCGTAAAGCCTGATGCATCAATCGTCATCGCAATATCAGCAGCCCGCAGCGTTGGGACATTGGAGATGATCGACCACGTAACCGATGCCAGTGTCTTTGGCCCGGTGTACTGCGTGCCTCCGGTTCCCACTTGATTGGTGGCAAAGTTCGTCGTCCCCGTCCCGCCCCAATGCGGCGCAGCAGTGGATAACGCTGGAACCGTCGCAGTCGTAACGATGCCGAGTTTCAGCACGTCCGAACTGAAGTTGTGTAACTTGTTGCCCAGGTCGAGCAGACCTTGAGCGAACCATTTCATCGTGCCAGTTGCCATCGTGTTCTCCGGTTGATTGCGCGATATTGCAACCGCCGAAGTGCATCAAAGCCAGAAAATCATTCCCCGCCGCCAAACATCAAGGCCGGCTTCTTTGGCTCTGGAACACTGGCCAGAGGCACCAGCCTTGCCGTCTCCAGCCGGTCATGGCGGTCGTAGGTGAAGGTCATCTCATACGCCCCGGGCTTGACCCTCTCCAGAATCTGCACCACCGGGGTGACTGTTACCGGTGTCGGGCTGACGGTCACTTTTACGTCAGGCGCCCGGATTGCTTTGACCGCTGAAACCATGTCGCCAATGGACCCGCCAGTTTTGCGCGCCTTAAGCACATCGAGCATCTTGGCGAGCGTCTGACCCGTCTTTGCGGCATCATCTGATCCCGACTCCATGGCCTTCACGATGGCGGCCAGGGACTCGCTGATCTCGTCCAGCAGCTCGCCGACCTCGCGTTTTCCTTCAAGGAATTCGTCAGCCCCAGCAGAATCAAGAAAGTCGTCGGCATCCATCACTCAAACCCCATTCCGCGCAGCTTCTCTGCGGCTTCCTTGCGGGTTATCCTGCCGGCCTTGTAGTCGGCTCGGATGGACTTTGCCGCGGCATAGTCGGGTTGTTTCGCTCCTGTTGGAGCCGCTGCCGCGCCACCGGCAACTGCGGCCGGCTTCAACGGCAGTTCCAGCATCTTCTGTGCTTGCGGAGACAGTTCGCGCGTTAGCTTTTCCGCTGGTGCTTTCAGTGCGGTGTTGATTTGCCGCTCGGTGTTGATTTCCCCGACCTGATTGGCGATCATCCGTGCGCCGGGGATCTTGCGCATCACCGACGACTCCGAAATCTTGGACAAGAGATTCATCACAGCCGCCCCGGTGCCGCTGGTGTTGGTGCCATATTTGGCACCGACCGGGATGCTGTTGATGTCGCTGGCCACCTTGCCGGCCAGGTTCAGGCGCACGATTTCTGCCGGGGTGAAGAAAACCTCCAGCTTCTGCCGGCCGATCGCGCGGACCGTGTTCAGGTATCGGTCCGCCGTGAATGCCTTGTCTGCGCTCGGGTTCTCACCGAACGCCGCGCGCTTGAGGTGATCCGCAATCTGCGCTCGGGCCTGATTCCTTGCCTCCGGGCTGTTCTTGAGGATGCTTTTCAGGGACTCCACATCCCGGACATCAGCATTCAGGATGTAGTTGCGCACGAAATTATCCGGCGCCTCGTCGTCAAGTGCGGCCTTCAATGCAGGAGTTTTTTCGATGGTGGCAAACCGGTCCCGCGCGGCCTTGCGGGCTTGGTCGAACGCCTCGCGCGCTGCCATGCCTTCATCGACCGGTGGCGCAGTCGGCGCAATGGCGGGGCCGACCTCACGCCCCTGACGTGGCAGCGGGATTTCAACGTCCGGTGCAAGTGCCGTGCTTTTCGGCGCCGGCAATGCGGGTTTGTTGGCCATGCGCCCGGCAACGTCCGTCACGCCCTCGTCCACCGTTCTGGCTGCATCTGCCGCGGCAAACCCTGCTGACGGCGTGGCGGCCGGCGCAGGGCGTGCCATGGGCGCATTGTGCAGGGCATCCCGGATCACCCCGATTGCCGATGCCTGCGGCGACCCGTTGCCAGCCCGGCGTTGCGCTGCGGACAGGATCGAATCCATCTGCGTTGCAGTCTCGACCGTGAACGGGGTTTTGCCGCTGGTCACGTCATTGAGCATGTTCCGGATTTCAGGCGGGACGAAATGCCCCCACATGCCTTCGTCAAGCGTGCTGTTTGCTGACTGAGAAAATGCCGCCCGGTCAATCTCTGCCGCCCTGCCGCCGGTCATGGCCCTGGCCGCTCCGTAGGCGTCATCGACCCCGGCCTTGACCGGTGCATCAGACTCGCGCAGCGCGCCCATGATCGTCTGGCCGGCAGTCACTCGATCAGTTGCGCCCCCGGCCCCGACCTGATCGAACACCTCGCCAAGCCGCTGGTTTTGCATCTGGAACCGGTCGGCCAGCGGGTTGCCTTCGCCCTGCGGCGTCTTGATCCTCACGCCGGAAAGGTTCTTTTCGTTTGCAAACTGCATCGGATCGCGCGTGGCCTGGCCCAGCGTCGGGGCCGCGTCACCGGTCAAACCCACCGCCTCGAACTGTGCTTTCCTGATGATCGCCTTCGGGTCTATCTTCGCGCCCGCATCGAGCGATTCCTTGACCTGGCGCTCCACCGACTGCCGGATCACGTCCGGGATGTCGGCCGGCGCGATGCCCTGGCTGGAGAATGTGTTGTTCACCGCGATAGTGATCCTGGCAGGATCTGTTCCGCCGCGCGCACCCGGTGCCAGTCGGTCAAAGAATCCCCCGGCCGCCTTGCCGACTGCCTTCGCGGCCTTGTCCATGACTGGCGTTGCGACTGCGCCCGTGAGTCCGCCAACTGCCGCCTGACCCGCTTTGTTCTGCCAGAAGTTCCCCGTATCCAGCACTGGCTGCAGCGCCGCCGAAGCCGCGCCCGCCTTTGCGCCAGCAAATGCCAGAGCCTTGACACCCTGCGCCGCCTTGATCGCACCGCCTCCGACGTAGTTGGCCGGGTTGAGCATGTTCCCGACCAACCGAGTCCCATCAAATCCGGATTCACCTTCTGCCGCTCGGTTCCCCTCATACCCGGCGTTGGTCGCCTTGACGATGTTGTCCACGCCCTGGACGCCAGACGATGGCGCGACCGGGGCACCTTTGGACGCCAGCCAGTTGCCGAACGTGTCAATCGCGTTGCCGATCGGACCGTCCACCACACGGCGCAGCATCTGCGCGCCCGCGTCGATAGGGTCACGCAGACCCATTGCAATGCCGCTTGTCGGTGCCTCAAGGTCAGGGGCAACCGTTCCCGCTGGTGGCGGCTTGCCCTGCCCACGGATGGTCGCAACCCGTTCTTTCAGGCTCGGGTGATCGGCCGGCAGATCATCCGGGATTCCGTTGATCGTGATCCCGTCGCGCGTGGTGATCGAATATGGCACGGGTCAATACTCCACGGTGACATTGCGCGGCTGGCTGGATGGTGCGCCCCATGAGCCGGTGTATCCGTCGCCGCCTTGCGGCTGTGCCGGCTGCGGTATTGCACTGCGCGCACGAATAGCGTCTGGCACTTCCATCAGCATCAATTCTGTTGCGCGTTGGCGGTTGCGGCGCTTTTGGTCGATAACAGCCGGTGCGTCTCCAGGCTGCGGGAAATACTGCTGCGCAGCGTTGGCAAATTCGCCATCAGAGATCACGGCGCCGGACTCACGACGCAACACCGCATTGACGAAATCTCGTTGCGCCTGCTCGACCTGCTGCTGCTCTGGACTCGCCGCGATCTTGTTCGCGATCATTCCGAGTCCGGTCCCGATCAAAGGAACAGCATCCGCTCCGCGCTTGATCTGGCTCGGCATGGAAACACCCCGCGCCGCCATGTCATCGAGGATCTGATTTGATCCGACCATCCGCTGGCCAAACAGATTTGCTTTGGCCTGTCCCTCGGTCATTTTCGCCCCGCCTGCACCGGCACCGGCCTTGCTGAATGGCTTCCCATCTGGGCCATTGACCAGTGTTGCAGTGCCGGTGCGCGGATTCACCAGCGCCAGCCCTTGGTCGGTTTGCTGCAGCGTGCCTTTCTCGCCCATGGCCAATTCCATGCGGATCTTGTCCGTCGCCGCCCGGTGCTGACCGGCCGCAGAATAACTGTTGGCTGCTGATGCCCTCGACGCCCCGGCCTGCGCAACAGATGCGCCCTCGCGCGCCTTGTCCAATGCAATGCCCTGCCGGCCCTGGTCGCCGAACAGCGCCAGCATGGCCGGGTTCAGCGTCTGCTCTGCCCCGGTGAACTGGTTGAAGCCCGCCCCGGTGTTTCCGATGTTGTTGATCAGTGGCTTGCCGGCCACCGCCGCCTGCGACTGCGCGACCCGGCCAGGGTTTGCGGCCCCCGACAATACCGAATCGCCCAGCCCTTGATCGCGATATTCGCCCGATGCCTTGGCAACATCGGCCACGTTCCCGCGGTCAAACGCCAGCGTCTGGTTGTTCAGGCCCAGCATCTTCCAGATCTTCGATACCGTGTCGTCCTGATAGATGGCCGGCGGCGGCTCGTATGGCCCCACACCGTCAACCGGTGGCGGCTGGTACTGCTGCGGCATCTGGCCGGTTTGCGCGAACTTCACGAAATCGGGCACCTGATACGGTGCGACACCGTTGGCCATGGCTGCATCACCGATCATCCCGCCCAGGCCGCGCCGCTGCGTCAGGTCGGTTTCGTTGGCCGCCTTGGCGCCGATCAGGCGAGTGTTTGCATTGGCCTGCTCCGTTTGCGCGCCCAGAAGCTCCTGTTTTGCCTGCGCCTGACGTGCAGCATCCGCCGCCTGCGCCTCGGCCATAGGAGCCATGGCCAGCGCTCGGAAGAAGCTCCCGACGCCATCTGCCGCCTGCTGCCCGCCTGTGTTTGGTACGCGAAATCGCATGGTGTCGTCCTATGTGCTGCGCAGCCAGCGCCCTTGCGTGATCCCGCCCGGCATCAAGGCATTCGAGGCTTGACCCGTTGGAAGTGACGCCCGGCCCATACCATACGCACCCAGCGCCGAACTCACCAGCATCCCGCCCAGGCTGGGCTGGCCGGCCGCCTCGATCCCGATCTGGTCAATCCCGGCCACGTTGTTTGCGCCCGTCTGGATCCGGCCGATTTCCCCTGCCGTGTCTCCAATGCCAACCGCCTCACCCCGGCGCAGTTCACCCGCGGACCCGATGCGCCCGAACAGCGCCGCCAGGTTGCGATTGCTCGCCGCCGCCTTGGCCGTCTCCCGGGCCTTGGCCGTCAGGTAGTCCGCGCTGCCTGCCGAATCGGGAATGGTGGCGCCCACCTGCACGCCCTGCGCCGTGATGGGACTCGATGCCGCCTTCTCGTACTGCGCTGTCAGGTCTTGCTGGATCTCGTCCTGCTTGTCCTTGCGCGTGGTCGGGTCGAACTGGTCTACCTGCTTCAATGCCGCGTCCGTGGCCTGGTTCTGGCTGGCCAGGGCGCGCTGCTGCGACTGCACCGCCGCCCGCTGCTGGCGCTGCGCTGCTGCCGCCTGAGTCCTTTGCTGGATGACAGCACTGAGAATCATCGCCCCTATCGAAAATGGATCCATGATCTACTCCTTACGCCGTCACCTTGCCGCTGTAGCCCTTGCCGGTGAACAGGTTCCCGAAGAAGCTGCTGCCACTGGACTGTTGCGGCAACCCGTTGGGATACTGCGCAGTGGCTACCCGGTTGTTCAAATACGCTTGACCCATGTTGTCGAACAGTTGACCGATGGATGCGCCTGCCGTGTTGGCCCTGGCAACGTCCGCAGCTGCTGCACTTTGACCCGCCGCCAGACTCGCCGCCGTACCAGTGTCGATCCCCGACTGAGCCAAGCCGATCAGGTTCTGCCGGGTTTTCTCGTCCACCGATTTCAGGTCGGAGGCTGCGCCGATGCCCGCCTGCTTCGCGCGAATCTTGCCCTCGCCATACCGCGACTGCAGATCGCCGCCGGACTCCGCATCAACCGACCCACCAGAGAGGCCAGCCCGGGCCAGGCCGAAAATGTTCTGGTCGCTTGCACGTGTGAATTGCTTGTCCAGATCCCGCGTGGCGGTCTGTGTCGTGGCGTCCCCGATGTCGGCATACAGCGCATCGCGAGCCGTCTTGGCGCCGCTCACGTCAGTTTGTCCAGCCTGAAACGCCTTCATTGCCGCATCAAATCCAGCTTGGTCGAATGATGCAGGACTTCCCGGAACATCGGTGTAAACACCTTCGCGCCCGCCGCTGTAGGTCTGCCCGCCGGCAACCGCTGGTGTCGTGAACTGCGCCTGCGTCGGCGCAACACCCACCGGACCCGATGGCGCTATCCCGAACTTTGCATTGATGGCATCGACTGCCGCCTGAATCTTGGCTTGGCGGGCCGCTTCATCTGCCCGAAGCTGGGCTGTTCCGTCATCACCTCCACCGCCCATGTCACACCTCCGCCTAAACTTCGAACCTGAGAAAGTTGTACCGATGCTCGAATCCCAAGGCTCGAAGAACTCGGGTCATTGCCGGCGCCGCGCACGCTTCAATTCGCGTTGCCCCTGATTCTTTCGCCCACTCGGTGAACTGCCGCCAGAAAGTGATTGCAACCGGGGCAAGATCACGCCCACCCAGCGCCATGATGTGGACTACCTGCGTGCGCGGGTACTGCTTGAACCGGAACACCATCGCCAGGACCGGCCGCCCGTCGTCCTCGGTGAACAGGCCAGCAAACGCCCGGCCCTCGACCACCATCTGCGCCAGGTCCTCCAGGGTGTATTCGTCGGCCACTTGCTCGACCCCATCGGCGATCAGGCTGGCCACCGACCACCAGTGCAAGTCGATCAGTTCTGGCGTGGTCAGGAAGATGGCGCGCATCAGGTCATTCCGAGGTCGTCAAAATAGAGCGTCAACCGGTTGATTTGTGTCTCAAGGTTCGGGTCGCCCACAAAGCGCAGTTTGAATTCCGTCGACGCAGCATTGACCGGCAGGATTCCCCCGCTGTAGGTCCATCCACCTTGTGCATCACCGACCAGAATCGTATCGGCCAGCGTGCCGCTTCGATCCCCGTCGACCGACACATAGACCTCGACGCGCACCACGTTCAGGCCGTCGAAGTCAATTCCAGTGAGGCCCTTCAAGTCACCCGGCTTGCCGAAATCGAGCCATTGCGTTTCAGCGTAGACCGCCAGGCTTTCCGTGTTGGTGTCGCTCTCCAGCAGGAACACGTCGGGCTGCATCAGGTGGATGCCGTCGTCCCCATCCTTGCGCAGATAGATGCTGTTGCCCAGTTGCGCCCATGCGTTGATATTGGCTGTGCCAGTGACCCCAAGGCCATGCCACGCCCAGGCGTTGAGCTTTGCCGTCTTGGAGTACGTCCAGGCCGACCATCCGTATTCGCCAGCGCTTGTAGCCAGCAGGACCTGTCGGGCCGGGATCTGGCCGGCAGAGAATGGCCGGCTGGTGAATGCAGCAGATGCGAACATGCGTTATCCCGAGGCCCAGCGGCTCGGCGCCGTGACCCAGTATTGCGACACCGGACCGGCCGCCAGCGCGATCACCGCCGGCTCGACGCCACCGTTTGCCGTGCGCGTGAGTGATGCAGGGCTCTTGGTGAATGCCTTGATCGGCAGGCCCACGTCAACGTCAGAGGGGAAAAGCGAACTTGACAACGTGGTGAGCGATCGCACCCCGGACTCCGACAGAAACAGGAGATCACCGTACAGCGAGACAATCGACTTGTGGTGCCGTGTGCCAACCCCGTCGACCACCCGGTCAAGCGCCATCGATGTGGGGTCTGGGTCGATCGTCCAAAGCTGGATTGACTGGTCGGTGAAAACTGCCAACTTGCCCTGATACAGGCCAAGGCCATAGGCCTTCTGCCCGCTGCCAAAGTGCTGCGAGATCGGCAGGAACCCCGCATTTCCCGCGGTCGTCCAGTCTGTCGGGTCGCCCACCTTGCAGAACCGCACCGATTGGCCATCGTCGGAGATCGCGTAAATCCGCCCCGTTGACGTGACCATCTTGCCAGAGGACGGCATGTTCACGTCGGTCACGTCCACCCCTGTGACCGTGTGCGTCCCGGTGTTGACCGAAAACAGGCTTTTGTACGTGGTCGCGCCGTTGTCCGGGGAGAGCACCGCCAGGAACCCGTTGTTCCAGCGCGTGACGCCCAGCAGCTGCGCCGTAACGGCATCGGCGAATGTCCCACCAATCCCGGTGGATCGGAAAGCGTATACGAGGCGGTCGTTTGTCTCGGTGTTGACGATGGCGCTTGTCAGGCCCGTGCTGGCGATGTTCCAGCAGGAGAAGGTCCACAGGTATCCTGCGTTGGACTCCAGGCCCTTCCACTGCGGACCCAGGGTGAACGTGCCGGGCGCGCGCTTCCACTTCGGACGGGACCGAAGCCAGCCGCCGGGCTGCACATCCATGTTGATCAGCTTGGACAGGGAGTTTGCAGGGGCGACACTCGATGGCCGCGCCAGCAGTAGCCCGCCGTCGAACTTCTCGAAAGTCGCCTTCATGGGGTCAATCCCAGACTTGCCGGAAACCCCCAGCCGTGGCCACCACCCGCGGGCGCAGCGGCGCCATGCTTGGCGGGACGAACCGCTTGTTTTCCTTCTGCTTGACGTGCTCCTTGTAGAGCATGGTCTTGAACGCCTGGCCAGCAGTGTCCGCATCGGCCTTGCCATAGTGCGCTTTGCCCATGGCGATCGCGTACCCCATCACCAGCCGATAGGGTGCACTCGGAACGTCGGCAGGTTCACTGAACCGCGTGAGCACCCGGTTGTGGTCGACGTAGAGGGTGTAGGCCTGGTCCGGTGTCGGCCAGACCTCCAGCGTGAACACGGCAGGATCCCCGACGAACTTGCTGT